GAAAATTAGAGAAGTAAAAAAGAGTATACGGGAGTTTTGGGGAGATAAAAAATGAGTAATGAAACTAGATATTACGTAACTGTAACTAAAGAAGAGCCGTGCAATGAGTGCCTGGGTGCAGGCCAAAGAGAAATTTACGACATCAATCAAAACTCTATCATAATTGACTGCACAGAATGTGGTGCAAACGGGTATATCGAAACCGAAGAAATAAGAGAAATTAAAAAGGAGTGCTTAAAATGAAAACGATTAAATTTATTTTATTGTTCCTGGTATTATTTTTCACAGCTTGTAGCTCTAAGCCTTTCACTAAGTGGTCAAGCCCAACGATGAGAGTCGCTATTATTGCTAAGGATGCACACACCTACGCAGACGTGCAAAACGCAATCGTTACCTCTGGTAGATTCTTTGTAGTAGATAGAAGTTCTGGGTTTTACGCGGCCCTTCAAGAACAAGATTTTAACGATACCGATAGAGTAGACGCCAAAGAAAAGTACGCACGCTTAGGCAGAATGTGGGGAGTCGGAGGAGTTGTGGTAGCTAATGTAACCTGCATGCCGTCTCGTTCTTTTTTTGAAGCGCTATCGGCCCCTTCTTCAGATTGTATCGAACACCTATCTTTAATCTCTACCTCTACTGGGGAAGTAGTCGCCACAGCCAAGGATAAAGTAAATACCCCGAGAGATACCTCTAGAAGAATAGAACCTACTCCAGAATGGGACACCACGGTTGCAAAGCTAAACGAAAATATTCCAACACATTTTGAGAAGATTAAGTTCACTAAAGAGATGGCGCAATTTAGAGATGGGAAAAATATGAACCAAGCAGGGGATATAGAATGAAATACTTAATTTTAGTCTTATTAGTAATTGTAGGATGCGGGAAACAAATCCCGAACATAGAGATAACTCACCCAGAACCTACTTCAAGCCCGGTAGCTAAAGCGGAACCAGAAAAAAAGGAGTCGGAGCCAAACCGTTTAACTCCGACCCCAGTGTCTGTACCCGCGCAAGACCCGGTGGCAACCCCGGGTCCTACAGTTACACCGCCAATAGTAACGCTATCTTTTGATTATTTACAGAGCCCAGAAATTTGCACGGCTATTACCAATTGGGACCCTAATACAACTACTATCGTTTTTGTGTCCAGCTACTCCGGGCTTAAGCACTACGTATTCTCAAAAGACGAGATTTATCTTTCAAATATAAACGGTAGTAGTAAGCAGGTATTATCCGCCCCACTTACAATTTCTTCAGCTGGGTATGGGACAAATAGAACGCAGTGTTGTATAGATTTAGTAGCAGGACAATTACCGAGAGTGAGGTCGTTATGTCAGTAAGGAAGTATACGCCAGGGCCGTGGAAAGTAACGGATGATGAATATGATGCCGGTCTTTATCGACTACACGCAATAACCGACCCAGCAACGGATAAGGCCAATGCCCAACTTATCGCCGCGGCACCTGATTTACTTGAGGCGTGTAAATTTGCCAGAAAACAAATAAAACTACTCGCCGATAAATATATAGACGATGATGTCATGAGTTCTAGCGATTGGCTTAAGGATAACCCGGCATACCAAGAACTTAAAAAGGCAATCGCGAAAGCGGAGGGAAAATGAAACACACAAAGGGCCCATGGTTTTCGGATATGAACCCGGACGAATTAAATCCGCCGGTTTATATTAAACGAAAGGGCGGCAAATTCCCCATAGTAGGAACCGTTTTTGGGTGTGAGGGGGATTCAAATAATAACCATGAAAATGCAAAAGCAAATGCAAATCTAATAGCTGCCGCACCGGAACTTCTCGAAGCGTGTAAGTGGTCTCTGAGGCTAATCAAAGAAGATAGAAAGATGTACTTAAGCCAGAAAATAATAGCTATGAATATGCTAATGAAAGCAATAAATAAGGCAGAGGGAAAATGAGTGGCCGTTCATATACAGTAGTGGAATACTACCCAGGAGAGAAAAAGAATATGAAAGAAAAAGAAAATAAAACTGTACCGAAGGCGATTAGATTTCCACCCAAAGAGGCGGAGGAAATCATGGTAGAGGCAGAGTTAAATGGGAGAACATTTTCCCAGCACGTAAGGTACTTGGTAGCGCTTGCCCGTAAAGCTAAGCTGTCTTAACCTTTTTCATATCCTTATCGTTTTCTACTACGTACCTAAGTAGCCCGATAATAAACTCGTCCCACTCCATGTTGCATTTCTCTTTAATCTTATACGCGCTTTTGTGAAGCGACTTGGGAATGCTTGCTTGTACTAGTATGGTTTTTTCCGGGATGGGTATGTATTGTGATATAGACTTCTTCATGCGTAAATAAATAGCAGCGCGTCTTTAACTGTGCAAGGTTCTCCAGGAAATTATCATAATAAATTTCTCGTACTGGTTCTTACACTTTACTAGTCCGTTATCATCGTCGCCCTCGGTATCCTCAAACTCCCACCCGTCTTCTTCTAGGCTCTCGCACTGAAGCTTTATCCATTCATTGGCCGCATCCGCATCATGGAAACATTTACGATAGCCAGGTAGTTTGGTATTGCTTCTTTTAATACTTACTATAAGCATTTAAATATTGTAAGCCGAATGCGCTTGGTCAACGAAGTAGATTTAAGGGTAATTTAATTGACCGGTAACTCAAACATTTATATTATTTGCGCAAATGAATAGGCACAAAACAATAGTAGTAAATAATAGAAAATATGAAGTCTTTTCAGATGGGAGTATTTTTTCTTTTAGAATGGGGCACAACTGGAAATCAAAAAAAAGATTTAAAATGAAGCCATCAGTACATAAAACCGGCTATCATTCTGTTTTAATTGGCGGAACTAACGGAACCCAAAAGTATGTCCATAGAATCGTCGCATCCCTTTTTTGTAAAAATCCAAAAAATAAAAAATGCGTGAACCACAAAAACGGAATTAAATCAGATAACAGGTCTGAAAACCTGGAATGGGTCACATACTCAGAAAACCACCTACACGCCTACAGAACACTTAAAAGAAAAACAGCGGCTGGAAAAAATTTAGGCGGCGGGGTGTGTTACGATAAAAACAGAAACAAATGGATGGTATATACCGGAAGCAGAAACACTAGGGTGTTTCACGGAAGATTTGAAACAAAGGAAGAGGCATGGAACAAATTAATAAAACAGAGGAAGATTATGTCAACAAACCAAGGCACTACAATAGAGGGAAAATAGAAGTTCTAACCTTTATAGAAGACCAGAAGCTGAACTTTCACAGGGGGTCAGTATTAAAGTACATATGCCGTGCGGGATTAAAGGACGCAAGCAAAGAAATCGAAGACTTAGAAAAAGCTAAGTATTATATCGAGAGAGAAATACAAAGACTAAAATCAAGCGAAGCCCCGATAGGACTAGCTAAGGCGTATTTAAACCCCTCAACCCAGCTATGATATAAATAGAGTATGGAAGAAAAACCAAAAAGAGGCAGGCCGCCGAAGTGGACCGAGATTGACCCCGAACAGGTTAGGAAGTGCGCCGAAAAGCAATGGAAGATTACCGAAATAGCGGCCTTCTTCCGTGTTTCGACCGATACCATAGAGCGTCATTTTGCTCCAATTTTACTTGAGGCTAGAGAGTCGGGTAGAGCAAAAATAAGAGACCTACAATGGAAAAGGGCGCTCGAGGGTTCTGACACGATGATTAAACATTTATCGGAGCACTACCTAGGACAGTATGCTAAGTCAGAAGTAAAGAATGAGACTATCCTCAGTGCTACTGTAGAACAAAAAGCCTCCATGCTTACCGACGCTCAACTAAAAGATAGAATGAAAAAGCTAGAAGAGGACGTATGACTCCGGATAAAAAGCGTAAGCTAGAGATGTGGAAGGCAACGAATAGACTTCAAAGAGCTATATACAGGGCCATCTCTAAGCCGGGTCTTACTAAGAAACAGATTGTAGATAGGGCGGCAAGAATTTTACTCCATGCTGAAAAAATAGGATGGGTAAATTTTGAGTGAAGACATAGATTTATATCTCGCTAAAAAGAAGTGCGAGATTAATCATCTATACTTTAGCAGGTATTTCTTTAAACAAAGACAGGGGATAAAATTTAGAGTCAATTGGCATCATCACTTAATCGCAAACGTAATAGATGATGTAATTGAGGGAAAGAAAAAAAATGTCCTTATTACAGTCAGCCCTGGAAGTTCTAAGACAGAACTCGTCGTTATTAATTTTATCGCTCGTGGACTTGCTATTAATCCTCGGGCTAGGTTTCTTCATCTGTCTGGAAGTGACTCCCTTGCTTCACTTAATTCGTCGACGGCTCGTGAAATCGTTACGTCGGATGAGTATCAAAAAATGTGGCCTCTTAAAATCGCGGACGATGCGAAAGCGAAAAAAAGATGGAACGTACTTGTGGACGGACATCCTGCGGGAGGAGTTTACGCAACTGCGCTCGGAGGGCAGGTTACCGGATTCCGTGCAGGTCACATGGCTGAAGGATTTCAAGGTGCTATCCTCATCGATGACCCTATTAAGCCCGAAGATGCTTTCTCAAGAACTAAATTAGAAGCCGCTAACAGAAAACTGCTTACTACGGTAAAATCCCGTAAAGCCAACCCAGATACGCCTATTATTCTTGTTATGCAGAGAATCGCCGAAAGCGACTGTGCTGGGTTTATCTTAGATGGAAACCTGAACGAACAAGGAGAGTGGCATCATGTCAACATCCCGGCGGTCATCAGTGAAAAGTATTTGGATACTATTGCGGAAAAGTATTCTAAACAGGTCGATAAGTCTGATTGTGTTGA